TGAATTAGATGATTCAAAAACAAAATCTCTTGATAATGTGGTGCCAGAGCTTGTATAAGTTCCAATACCTGTTTCCCATGTATTATTTGTAGTGTCTACAATAGAATATTGAGTTCTTGCTCCATCTCCAAGCACAGAAAATGCTTGGCATCCATCAGAGGCACCAGCTAATGTTAATGTTCCTGTGCCACTAGTCGTAGATGTTTCTTTAACTCTATCAGCTATTTGTAAGCTAAAATGAGGCATTTATGCTAGCCTTATTATAGCATTTGTAGCATCAGCAGTAGGCATTTGAATTGTAAAATCACCGCTTGTAGATGTCTTGTCTGCACCAAAATCTAATACAGCAACAGCAGTATTACTATTAGTTGTGTTATAAATTAAAGCTCCTCTAGCTGTAATTGATGAAGCTGACCATGTAACATCACTAAAATCTGCATAAGCAGTTGTGCCATCAGTTGCTGGCGTAATGTTTGTAAGAGCTTTACCACCTGCTGTATAACCTGTTCCGCTTGTTTCATTAGAAACATTATATACAGTAGTGCTTGCACCAAGAGTTGCTGCATTTGTGTACAGAGCAATTTTAAAAGCGTTACCACCTGCTCCAGATGTTTTAAAATTATGTCCACCTTCTAAAAGTTCTTTTTTAAAAGATGTGCACATTGCTTGAGCTATTGCCATTACATTCTCCTTATTATATCAGAGCCACACTTGTGACCTTCTTTTTCTAAAGTATATATTAATGTAGTTCTGTCTGATTGCACAGCGTTTTTTATATTGCTTAATATTACTTCATATATTCTTTTTTTAAACTCTTTTGCTTGCACTTGCAACACAGGATCGAGATTTTCTGAATAATATATTATATTTTCAGTAGCTCTTTCTGCCCAATGTTCAGGAGAAAGACCTTCATTGTTTGTTGCGTTAACTGTTACTGTTCCTAAATTAAATTCCATAATAAATTTACCTATTCTACAATTTGTCTTGGTTGGCCATATCTATAACTGTCTTGCATGTTTTTTCCAGCTGATTCGTTTCTTAGTCTTGCTAACGCTTCCTGATATTGATTTTCATACAATTGCTGCATATCAGCTTCACCTTTTAAAAATAAATTTGCCTGTACCATACTTCCATATAAAAGACATTCAGGAGCATTAGTTCCTAACCAAGATTCTCCGTTAGATGTAGCTGTTATTGATGTAGGTCTATAAAAGTAATGTAACTCAGTAGTGTAAGATTGATCTGGTGTTGGAGCTAATATAAATGTATCATTATCAAATAAAGCATAGTATTTTGGCGCTCCTTGTGTGCTAGCATTAGGATATGCCTCTCTCATAAAAGCAACTTCTTTTAAAAGAAGAAAATCTTGCTTACCTCCGCTTGTTACTGATAAAGAAAAAGGAGTTAAATAATCTGAAGGAGCTGCTAAATATTCTGATCCACCAGACATAGTTCCTTCAACATTTTTTCTAAAAACAGGTAATTGGCAAGTTCTTAAAATTCTATCTTCAGCACTTTGAATAAAATTAGGTATATTATTTGAAAAAGTTGTTTCAGATGTATTTGCATAATCTTTTATTGCTTGTGTTAATGTTGTATATGTCCACGCCATTTTTAATCCGTATTAACTGTAACTGTACCAATATTAGCAGTAATTATTAAATTACCTCCTCCCCCACCATTGCCATTTCCTACAGGATCAAAAGCAGACATTCTTCTGCTTTCTTCTAAATTTTGATCTGGCCTAGCAAATGGTAATGCTTGTGCATCAATAAATTTATATCTACCTTGAAAGTTTTGACCTTGATCTTTATCCCATACATCTTTTCCAACTAAAAATCCTGTTCTGCTACCGCCAACAAATTCTTGTTTTAAGTCTTTTAACTTGTAACGAAAACCTGTTCTGTCACAAAATCCAAATGCATGTTTTCCTGTAGCGTATTTAGGCATTATTCACCATAACTATAACTATAAGGAACAAATTGAAAAGATGCTTTTACTCTATCTTCTTGAGCAGCTAAATCAAATTGCTCCATATAATATTCTCTTAATAAAACAACTCTATCAGCAAGTTCAGGTCTTTTCATAGCAATATGAAAAGCAAGACCTGCTATTAAAGCTGGTAAAAATCTTACAGGAACATCAGCATTATTGCTTGCTGAATCACCTACATCAAAAATTCTTCTTAAATAATAATACACAAAAGTATATGTATCAGCTCCATCAGGAACTGGCCAAAAATTAATTACTGGAGCTTCTCTTTGTCTATTTATCCACAATTGAATAGGTCTTCCTTCAGTTAATTTATTTGGTAATGTTGAATATGTAGAATTACTTATTCTAGTTATAGGTATATCATTTTGTCTGCTAGAATCTCCTGCATTAGTTCTTATAGTATATTCAATTAAATCAATTATATCTGAACCTAATGTATACTCTGAAGTTCCTTGCGTAAGAGTTTGAGTGCCTTTTGAGACAGTCCATAAATTAATTCCTCTATTTTGCCATTCAAGACATAATAAATCTAATGATCTTCTTGCAGTTCTTAAATCATAGCCAGTTCTCATTTCTAAACCAGCTCTTTCAAAGGCTTCTTCACAAATGTCACCGATGTCTAAATTAAATGTTGATGTACTTGTTACTGCCATATTTATTCCTTATTACTTCTTTTTATCAGAATATTTATCTAAAAGAAACAAAAGAAAGTCTCTTCCTACTTCTATATCCTTAAAACACTGTACCATATTATGTTCTTCAGCGTTAGGGTCAATTACTTGCATTATAGCTTGTCCATGACTTTGTTCGTCTAAACCTTTATCTCTAGCATACTTATCAAAAAATTTATACCCACGAGCACGAGCTAACCAATGTATTTTACCATCATATAACTCATGTTGTGCTAATGCCCAAGTATGTCTATGACCTGCTATATACAAATGAGCATCTCCTTGAAAATTAGCTTTTTTCATCTGCGCATGAAGTGGGTTCCACATAGAATGCCCAGGCATATCATGGGCCGTATAAATTTTACATTGTTTTCCATTAGGAAAATCAAGAGATATTCTGCTTTCCCAAGGATCATATATCGTATGAGGAGATTTCATATAATTTATTGGGTCTCCAGCTCCACTCCATAAATCGTGGTTACCCCCAATCAATAAAAGAAAATCAGTTTCTTTAATAAACCATTCCACGAGCTTCCATGCAGTTGACTCACTCGTGTCCTGGTCGCCATATAGGCGTGCCAATCTTCCCACCCAATTATTGCTCATATCTCCCAAACTTGCGCCTTTTATGTTTTCGTGAGAGTTTATAATGTCTATATCTCTTCTTAATGTAGTCCAATCACAACCATTATCATCAATATGAGGGTCTCCCATCCAAACAATCGCTATAGGTTCATCAGATTTTATCTTTATATGATGCCATTTAGTTTTCTTTTTTCTGTTTCTATATTTTTCAAATCTATTTGTTAAATGATCTACATATTCTGACATATCTTCTTTTTCTTCAATAGTTTCAGAATCTATCTCAAACATCATATCATTAGGAAGTTTATGAGCAAATTCACGAGCCCAATACTCTTCTTCAGATATTTTAAATTTTCTTTTCCCCATATCAATATGTGACCTATATGTAGTCATAGGCAAGCCGAGTTCGTGAGCTGCCTGTTTTTGACTGTCACAATATAAAAATTGTTTTAAAGCACGAATCAAAATTTTATCGTCTAATTTATGATTAGCCATGAGTTCTCCCTTATAAATGATTATTTTTTATTTTTATACCAAGCGTCATTGGAAGTGCCTTTTTCTCCTTTAAAGGCACCCACATATCCACCCTTATTATATGATTCACTCATAGGTAATCCTGTTTTCTTAGCGTAAGCTTTTGCAGCTGCTTTTCCTTCAGGGGTATAATCAAACTTTTTATTTCCTACTATAGGCATAATGTTATGATCCGTAATATTTTTTAAATTTAATAATAATAGTATATGTATCGCCTGAACCTGCACCAACAGTAGTAAATAATACATCTCCGTTAGCGCCTGTTGCTTCACTATTAGTTAAAGCAGTAAATTCTTTAAAACATATTTCATCTGACCAATCTGATTTTAATTCAATTGCAAGATCATTTGATGTAGCTTTCCAAAGAATTTTTACGCCCATACCTACATTAGAATACCATATTTTTTCAATACCTACTCTTGTACACGCTTTACCTAATTGATTTGGTTCTAGTGTAAGACCTGTACCACCACTATTTAAATCAATTTTTACTGCATTAGTTTCTGCTGTATTGTCAGGATTAGTAAAAACACAGACAGCACTAGAAGCTCCATCTGATAATTTTCTTAATGTTGCTGCCATCTACTTCTCCTTTTTAACGGATTTTACAGCTTGAACAAAACCTGCTCTAGCATATCTATCTTTTGCTTTTTTAGGTTTTGATTTAGCTTTAGATTTAGCTTTGCTTTCTTTTTCTTCTGCCATTTAGACCTCCTTAATTATTAAGAAAGGTTATTGTTTTGAATATAAAGAACAGTAACTGTAGCAACTCCTGTTGTTCCGTCACCAGTAGCTCCTGTAAAATCAGCAAGAACTTCTAAATCAGTTGTTCCTACATCAGTAGCTTCTGTATCTAAAGTTCCATGTGTTGTTCCCACTGCTTTAGTGTTTATGCCGTTTAAAA